ATGATGTCGAAGAATACAGAACAATTAAAACTATATAATATGAAACCACAAATTTTTAAAGTATGCCTTTATTATGGAGGCGAAATGCCAAACGAACAACGATACACACCAAGTATAGAGGTTGCCAGAAAATGGGTAACAGAGGCAGAACACGGAACAATAGAAAACCAAAATAATATTTTAATACAATAAATATGTATTTAACAGACAAGGATATAAAGAAAGTAAAAACCTCTCAATTAATAGGCGAAAGGAACTCAGCACTCGATCTTATTTATAAAATAAATATAGAGATAGAGTCAAGACACGAAACTAAACTAGAATGGTGGAGAAACTACGGAAAATGTGTTTCGGTAAATAAACCAAATACAGATGACTTTGCAATAAGATATGCAGACAATATTCAAAACGAAGAACTATGAAAGTAAAAGGAACTTATGTAGTTACTGATGATAATTACGAATTAGAAATATACTATGAATATTATTGGGACGATGGAGATTATAACAACCCTCCAGAAAACGATATGGAAATTCTGGAAGTAAGTTTAAATGGAGTTGACATAACCGATTTTTATTGGGATTGGGTAGATGATGCCATACACACACAAGTCTGGGAATACGCACAAGAAAATAAAAATAATTAAAAAACAACTAGGTTTGGATAAGCCACACGTTTAGGTACGGAGGCAAAACTTACTGACGAGTAAAAAAGGTTCGATTCTTTTTCTAGTTGCTAATCAATAAATTAAAATTATGGCAAAAGCAGAAATTAAACACAATGCTATTGAAAACGAAGTATTTGATACTTGGCGAAAAATAGAAGAGGCGAAAAAAACGCTTAAAAACAATGGGTATTTCGTTGATAATCTATGGAGTACAGAAGATGTTTTTAGGGACTTTAAATGCACAGAAGAAGAGGCACAAGAAGTTTTGGAAATGGCTTTAACAAACGAAGCGACTATGGAACAAATATGGTTTGCAATAGATTTTCACGGAGAAGATAATAAATTAACAAAAATAAATAAATAGAAATTATGGGTAGATATTACAACGGAGACATAGATGGTAAATTTATGTTCGCAGTACAAGGCAGTGATGCAGGAGAAAGATTTGGTGCAATAGAGCAAGAGTCTGGTTACATTGATTATGTAGTTTATAAAGAAGATAGCTACAAGGCAATAGTGGAAGAATTAAAAGAAATTGAAGAAACGGGAGCAGTAGACAGAGTTAACAAAATGTTTAAAGATGATTGGCTCTATAATGACGAAAAGATGAAAAAGTTTGGGGTAAGTAGTCAAGATATGTCTGAATATGCTGATCATAGAATGGGTAAGCAAATGAAAGATTATTTTGATAATAACCCAGATGAGTCTGAACTTTATTTTACGGCAGAAATATGAAAACAATACTTTTAATTATGGCACTATTTTTATACGATTTTGAAGAACAAGGTTTTTTAGTTACTGCTACAATATACCACGCAACTCCAGAGCAATGCAATGCAGATTATTTAACTACTGCAAGTGGTAAGAAAATAAATGAAGACAACCCACAAGGACACAGGTGGGTTGCAGTAAGCAGAGACCTTGAGCAGTTAGGATTTAAGATGGGCGAAAAGATTCTTGTTGAAAACGCAGATGAAATGAATGGAGTCTGGACAATAGAAGATCGAATGAATAAAAGGTGGATAAGTAGGATAGACTTTTTAGTAAACAAATCTAAAAAAGGAGGCAAGTGGACTAACGTAATAATAAGCTTAGTAGAATGAAAAAAATAATAAAACAAATTTTATTTGAAAAATTAAAATTAAAACCAGACTTTAAATTAATAAGAAAGTTACAACAAAAATTAGATCAATTCAAAAATGAAAAAAATAAAGAAGAAAATTAGACAATACAGAAGTAATCAAGGTCGAAGTCCTAAGAAGATGGAAGAGTCATACAAGGTTATGTTTATATCTATTGTAATGATAATTATAATAGTAATTACTTGTATATTAACTTTAAATTAATTACTTTTACAAACACAAATTAATTAAAATCAAATGGGAAAATCAAGCGAAAAATTTATCGAAACTAGAGAGGTAGAGCAAGACTCTAAGCCTTTAACAAAAGTACCAACAGAGTTCTTATGGAAAGAATATTTTACAATGTTAGGTCAGCAGTATAATTATGAATTAAAACCAGAAAAAAACAATGAAGAAAGGAATATTTAATATGTATGTCAAACTTATCTGTGATGGATTAGACTTAACTGAAGAGGAATTATTTTCTTCATCAAGGAAGAGAGAGTTGGCAAAGGCAAGACAGATTCTTTACAACTTATGTTACCAGAGACCAATGACAATTAATCAAATCATTTCTCTTATGGATAACAAGGGGTATAGTACTACTTATGAAACTGTAAGAAATGGAATTAATAGAGTTAAGGAAGATATTATATCTAGTAAAGATAAAGATTTCCAGGCTTTTGTTTCTGAATGTTTAGAAAAAGCAGAGGAATGTTGTTAAGTCCATTAGATAGTTTGTATGAGGTGTGGGACGAGGCTAATTCAGACTCTAAGACCATTAAACTAACAACTAAAAATAACGATGCAATACTATTTAAAGGTATAAAGATCGTTAACTCGTCTAAAGGAATAAAAATATACAATACAAAAAAAGCAGGACTAGATTATAAAGAGATTAGTTATGATGACTACATCTATTTTATAAATCGAGGATTTAGAAATGGTGTTTATCATATATTAAAAAGGACTTATAAAGAACAGATTGATGCCATCACACAAAAAATACAGAACGAGGTAAATCAAAGAAATAATAAAAAGCATTACGATTACCTCAAGCAAAAGAGAGATAACATTATAAAAAAATACACACAAATTATTAAAAAAGAGAAATTATGACAAAAACTACGACTACATTCAAAGCATTAGCATCTATTAATGTTAAGGATAAAATTGAAAAAAAGGGAAGATTCGATTATTTGTCTTGGGCATATGCTTGGGCGATTATAAAAGACAAGTACCCAGATGCAAATAGAAAAGTATATGAATCAGACCACACGGGTTTAAACTACTTTACAGATGGAAATACTGCTTATGTAAAAGTTGGTGTAACTGTTGGAGGGGTAGAACATATTGATTACCTACCAATTATGAATCATCAGAACAGATCTATAAAGGTAGAAAACGTTACATCTTTTGATGTTAATAAAGCTATTCAGAGATCAATGGTAAAAGCTATTGGAATGCACGGATTAGGATTATCTTTATGGGCAGGAGAAGACTTGGTTGATGTTTCTGAAGATAAACCACCTGTAAAGAAAAGTGTAAAGCCATCTTTAAAGAAGACTCATAAAAATTGGGCAGACTGTGTTTCATATATAAAGAATAACAAGTCAGTTCCGTTTGCACAATTAATAAAAAATCTTGAAGATAGATTTACAATTCCTGCATCTAATAAGAAAGAATTAAACTCTTACTATGCTAACTAAAAAGGAGATACTAGAAAAACTCCAGGACGATAAGGAATACTATGGAAAGTTTGGTAAACAATATATGTCAAACTCTGATATATGGACTTTATTGAAAGAGCCACACAAGTATGGTCAAGGAAAGGAAGAAACTGTGCCAATGGTTGCAGGAAGATATTTTCACGTTTCAATATTAGAGCCTGAAAAACTGGAGTTATTTAAAATTATAGACTCCTCAACAAGATCTACAAAAGCATACAAGGAAGCTTCAGCTGAAGAGGGTAAGATTTTATTGTTAAAAAAAGAGCAAGACCACTTAGATTTTTTAATAAATAAAGTGAGATCAAACTTTAGGTTTCATTCTGATATATTTAATCCATTAAATAAATATGAAGTACCAGGAATTACAGAATTATTTGGTTTAAAATGGAAGGGTAAGGCAGATATTATAACTCCAGAGATACTTATTGACATCAAAACTACCTCAAACATAGATAAATTTAAGTGGAGTTCTCGTGACTATAATTACGACAGTCAAGCATATATTTATCAGCAGATATTCGGTAAACCTGTAATATTTTATGTAGTTTGCAAGGTTTCTGGTAGACTAGGTATCTTTACACCAACAGAGGATTTTTTAATAGGTGGTAGAGCAAAGGTGCAAAAGGCGATTGAAGTTTATAATAATTTCTTTACAGATAATGCAGAGATGGAAATATCTCAACACATTACAATACAAGATTTATAAAAAAGGAGTCAGATGTGCTTCTCCTACTAAGCACTCAAAATTAATACTTTATATTATGTCACAAGACAAAATTTTTGCAGACGGATTTCTTTTCAAAAGAAGAGAGAACGCACCAGAGTTCGTAATTGGTAACATCAGCGTAAAAGTTGAAGAAGCTATTACATTTCTAAAAGCTAATCATAAAAATGGTTGGGTAAATTTAAATGTACTTACGGCAAAGTCTGGAAAGCCTTATGTTGAATTAGATACGTTCGTACCTAAGAAACAAGAGGATCAACCTGCAAAGGAAGAAGAAAAAACTGCTGACTTGCCTTTTTAATTAAAGGTAAAGTATTAAGTATAGGGGAGGAAACTCCCCTTTTCTTTTACCTTGTCTATGTTGGAAATGTTAATTTTTTCCCTTAGACGTGGCAAACAAAAAAATATAATAAAAAAAACTATATATATATATATAGGATCACAAAATCAACATAATGGAAGAAAGTAAAATAACGATATTTAGAAATATCAAGGACACCTCAACTCCTTTTTATAGAGACTTAGACTCTATCCTGGATAGAATTAAAGATGGTAAGTCAAAAGAACTTATAAAGCAAATAAGAAAAGAAAAGGATAAAAAAGTACGACAAGAACTCAAAAAGAATCTACCTGCAATTTGTTTTTCGGGAACATTTAAAAAGAGAGCAGACGATTCAATACTTGAGCATAGTGGTTTTATATGCCTGGACTTTGATGGCTACAACACAAAGAAAGATATGATTTCTGAAAAGGAAAGACTATCAAAGGATAGATATGTCTACTCTGTCTTTGTATCTCCTAGTGGCAATGGTTTAAAAGCATTGGTTAGAATACCAAAAGAACCAGACAACCATAAATTATTTTTTTTATCTCTTGAAAAATATTTCAAATCAGATTACTTTGACAAAACATCAAAGAATATTTCAAGGGTATGTTATGAATCATATGACCCTCTGCTTCACCTTAATGTAAACTCACAGACTTGGAAAAAAATAGAGGAGCAAGAATTTAAACCCGTTGATAAGTATACTGCAAGACCTACAATACCAGTCACAGACGAAAATAAAATTGTAGACATACTTATGAAATGGTGGAACAAAAAGTATGGATTAAAAAGTGGCGAAAGAAACAATAACGTTTATGTACTTGCGGCTGCTTTTAACGACTATGGAGTCAATAAATCTTTAGCTGAATACATTATGTCATCTTTTGAATCAAGTGACTTCTCAGCCTCTGAAATTAAGACCACAATAAACTCTGCATACCTGCATACTCAAAACTTTGGATCTAAATACTATGAAGATGAGGATAAGGTAAACCAAGTAAGAATGAAACTCAAGCGTGGAGTATCAAAAAAAGAAATCCGTCTTCAGTTATCTGAATCAAATATTGAAGATGCGGTTATTGACTCTGTGATTCACACAATCGAGGAAGATGAAAGCGATAAAAGATTTTGGAATAAGAATGAGAAAGGTGTAATAAATATTATACACTATCTTTTTAGACAATTCCTGGAGGACAATGGTTTTTATAAGTATGCTCCAGAGGGTAGCAAGAACTTTATATTTGTAAGAGTAACTAACAACTTAATTGATCATACAAATGAAGAGGAAATAAAAGATTTTGTTTTGGGATATTTAGAGGTATTAGATGATATGTCTGTTTACAATTACTTTGCAGACAAGACAAGGTTTTTTAGAGAAGAGTTTTTGTCTTTACTAGGAACAGTAGATGTTTATTTTATAGAAGATGATAAAAATACTGCTTACTTATATTACAGAAACTGTGCAGTAAAAGTTCAAAAGGATAGCAAGACTGCTATTGATTATTTAGATTTAGGTGGTTATGTTTGGAAAGACCAGGTAATAGATAGAGACTTTGATCTTTGTGAAACGTATGAATGCGACTACAAAACATTTATTAGTAATATTGCAGGAGGCGACAAATTAACTATAAGGTCTATGGAAAGTACCATAGGTTACTTGTTACACGCATACAAGAATTTTTCATATTGTCCTGCCGTAATTTTAAATGATGAGGTTATATCTGAGAATCCTGAAGGAGGGACAGGTAAAGGTTTGTTTATGAATGCCATCAACCAAATGAAAAAATTAGTTGTAATAGATGGTAAAGCTTTTAATTTTGAAAAATCATTTGCATATCAATTAGTATCTGCTGATACACAAGTACTATGTTTTGATGATGTAAAAAAACATTTTGATTTTGAAAGACTATTTAGTGTTGTCACGGAAGGACTAACATTGGAAAAGAAAAATAAAGATGCAATCAAGATACCATTTAATAAATCTCCAAAGGTTGCAATCACAACTAACTACGCAATTAAAGGTAAGGGTAATTCATTTGAGAGAAGAAAATGGGAGTTAGAGTTTAAACAATTTTATACAAAAGACTTTACACCATTGGTAGAGTTTGGTAAACTTTTATTCTCTGAATGGTCTCAAGAAGAATGGTGTATATTTGATAATTATATGGTAGAAAATTTAATGTTCTATCTTAAAAACGGACTATTAAAATCTAAGTTCAAAAACTTATCTATTAGAAAGCTATCAGCTGAAACTTGTCACGAGTTTATAGAATGGTGTGGTTTGATTGATGGGATTGCTAAACACGATTCATTAAAATTTGATCAAAAAATTTATAAAAATGAACTATATTTAGAATTCATTCAAGACAATCCTGATTATGCACCAAAAGCAAAGATGACAATATCCAGGACTGCGTTTTATAAATGGTTAAAAGCTTTTGCTATTTTTACAACAGGACTAGAGCCAATGGAAGACAGAGATATGAATGGTAAGTGGATGATAATATACACGGATAAAAACAAAAAAGTAAAACCTAAAGATGAGTTGGAGTTCTGATTTTAAATGGTGTATTGATAACGATTGGCAAGTTTATGTAAAGCCAATAAATACAATGTACTTTAAAATAGCAATTAGAAAAGGAGGTATATCCACAAATGGTAAAGATAAATTTTATGATGCTAAAAAAAGTATTACATTATACAGTAAAGAACATTTAGGAAAAATAGAATATAAAACTCAGAAAAAAGCAATGGACAAATTGCCTGAAGTTTACAAATACCTCCGAGAAACCTATGGATAAATATGACCCTTTTGAGGGTGTTTTTGATGAATATGATGATGAAGAATTACACTGGGCTATGTTGAATTCATACGATGTTATTGTAAATGACATTAAGATTGAAGACATAGTAATTACAGATGTAGAATTTTTTATTCACGATATAAGTTCGAAAGTTAAAAAATCATCTATAGATATTTTGATAGCATATTTTGAAGAAACAGAAGAGTATGAAAGGTGTGCTGTATTATTAAAAATAAAAAACAATTTAGATGATTGACAAGATTCATAAAAAAGAAATAGCCGTTATAAATTTTCTCAACGAAATCTATGATTGGAATTTATCTCACGCAGGTATGGACTACGAACACTATGATGCTATAGGTTACACCAGAAAAGGTAATGGTTGTATTATGGAAATGAAATTCAGAACAACGCATTATGAAGATATGATGTTGGAGAAAAAAAAATATCAATGGCTTATGGAAACATCGTTTCCAAAATACGAGCATAAGTTTTATTTGGTGCAAGATCCAACAGGAATTTATATTTTCTGGTTAAACGATATAGATATGAATGTATTGACTACAGAAGATATGAACTGTCCCCCAACAACGTATTTTACTGAGTCTCCAAAAATAAATAAGGAGGTTTATTTATTGCCAAAACAATGGGCATCAGTAAAAATTTTAAATTATGGAATTTAGAGAATACCAGAAACGAATTATTGACAAGGCTTTACAGATAATAGATATAAGAAAATTTATATACTTATCTATGGAGGTTAGAACAGGTAAAACACTTACATCACTAGGTATCCTGGACAAGATAAAAAACATAAACAAAGTATTATTTATTACTAAGAAAAAAGCAATAGGCAGTATTTACGAGGATTTTAAAATGTTGAAACCAACCTATGAACTGCTTGTAATAAACTATGAATCACTACATAAGATCGATGAACGTGGATGGGATGCTATAGTTTGTGACGAGTCACATAGTATGGGTGCATTTCCAAAACCAAGTAAAAGAGCAAAACAAGTTAAGCAATTAATAATAAATAACAATCCTTTTGTAATATTTTTATCTGGAACTCCTACTCCAGAATCATTTAGTCAAATGTACCACCAGGTATATGGATTAAAAAACAATCCGTTCAGAAAGTATTCTAATTTCTATAAGTTTTCTAAAGACTATGTTTTAGTTAAACAGAAGCGAATAGGATCTTTTATGGTAAATGATTACTCTTTAGGTAAACAAGAAATTCTTGATAAAATGAAGCCATTTACTATATCATATACGCAAAGAGAAGCAGGATTCAAATCAAAAATAAATGAAGATATAATTTATGTTGATGCACCTGATATGATTATGAATCTTTGCAGTAAACTAAAAAAAGATTTAGTTATTGAAGGCAAGGAAGATGTTATACTTGCTGACACTGGGGTAAAACTAATGCAAAAACTACATCAAATGTATAGTGGAACTGTTAAGTTTGAAAGCGGTAAGTCTATGGTGTTAGATACATTTAAGGCTCAGTTTATCTATGATAATTTTTGTACTCAAAAAATAGGAATATTTTATAAGTTCAAAGAAGAACTTAATGCTATAAAAAAAGTGTATGGTGACAATATATGTACTGATCTTGAAACATTTGACAGTACTGATAAATCTATAGCATTACAAATTGTTTCTGGTAGAGAAGGAATAAGCTTAAAGAAAGCTGATATACTGTTGTACTACAATATAGACTTTAGTGCCACAAGCTATTGGCAATCAAGAGATAGGATGACAACTAAAAATAGATTAGAAAATAAAGTGGTTTGGGTTTTTACAAAAGGAGGAATCGAACCAGATATTTATAAAGCAGTAAGCAAAAAAAAGGATTACACGTTAAGACATTTTAAAAGAGATTTATTAACTTTAAATTAAATACAATGATAAACGCAATTGGTTGGCTAATAGTAGCCTGGGTAGTAATGGTAGTAGGAAAAGCAATAGCTAAAATAATATTTCCTGAAGACTGGGAGTAATGACAGAACAACAAATACAAGCAAAAAGAATCAAGCAGTTAGAGGCTGAGGGATATTACGTTATCAAGCTTATAAAAACAAATAAAAATGGTATACCTGATCTTGTAGCTATACCACCTAACTGCAAGGTTTTGTTTTCTGAAATTAAAAAACCTAATGGAGTTCTTTCTGTAATACAAAAATATAGATTAAAAGAATTAGAAAAGCACGGTGTAATAACCGAAATATATAAAGGATGAAATATACTGAAATAAACTATAACTTTGTTCTTGGATATTATGTTGTCCCTGAACCTAAAAAAGAAGTTAAAACCACTATTGATACTATTAAAAAAATTATCCAGGACGAAAGCGGAATAGATAATATTTTGAAAAATAGTAGAAAACGAAGCTATGTTGATGCTAGAAGAATATTTTATCACATACTACGAAACTATCACTACTTAAGTTTAGATAAAATAGGTAAGCTATGTGGAAATAGAAACCACGCAACAATATTACATAGCCTAAGAGATATTGATTTTTTAATTAAATCAGATCCAGACATAGCAAGTTTGTTTAATCGTGTGAGTGACAGGGTTTTAAATTTAAAGACAGAAAAACAATTGTTATTAGAAAAAATAGAAAGATTAGAGAAAGAGTTATTAACATTAAAAAAAGAGAAAAATGGAATATACATTTAAAGATTTAGAAAAAATTACTGAGTTTAGTTCTTGGTCTGACGATAAAAAAATAGATGAACTATTCAGGATAGATTGTTATATGTATACAAATCTGGGTAAAGACTCAACAAAAAAAGAAGTTGAAGAAACTAAAAGAAAGTCTAAAATAATTTACAGAGCTATTACTAAAATTGATAAAAAAATAGGAAAAAGCTTAATTACAGCCCTCGACTAGTTAATAACTTTTTATTTAGAAAATTAAAATTTTTTGTAGATTGAGAGAACCTGTAAAAAATGCCACTAAATAAAAACAGTCAGAATGCAATAAATTACATTAATATGTTGATGTCAAATATTAATGAATTAACTGACGAAATTTACGAATCTCTTATGGATGAGGATAATGAATCATTAAACTCAAACATAAAAGAGCTTATATCCGTACTAAGGGATACTCAAAAACTAACTGAAGATGAGTTCTAATGAATCAGTTAGAGTATGTAAACAATGTAAAGTTTCCAAACCATTAACAGAATTTAACAAGGACGGCAAGTATTTTAGAACCGAATGCAAAAAATGTATTCTTGTTGTTAAAAAACAAAGAAGGCGTAACAAAAGAATATGGTTGAGGGAATATAAAGAGAAACTCGCTTGTAGTGTTTGTGGGTATTCAAAAAAAACAAACAAAAGTTTTCGTAGCAGAGCATTGGAATTTCATCATAAAAATAATGATAAAAGTTTTTCAGTCAGCAATGGTATTGCTCAAGGAAAAGGACTTGAAACCATTAAGAAAGAAATAGAAAAATGTATTGTTGTTTGTTCCAGGTGTCACGCTGAGATTCATTCATCAAAATAAACCCCCTCCTGATTTCTTTTTACCACCTAACAATGGTCCACCACTAGATCTTCTCTTTTTAGTTTTCTTTTTTGGCTTTGTCTTTCTTTTTATAGGAATGCCTGAACCACCTTTACTTTTATTTTTTCCGCTTTTCTTATAAGATTTCATATTGTATTTAATAATAGAACCCGCCTCAGAAGGCAATCCTCCTAATCCATATAAGAAATATAAAAATGCATTAACACCAACCTCTCCTTTTAATGAAGGATCTATCTCTCTTTTTTTACCATAATTATCTTTATAAGATCCTGTCGTACTCATTTGTATCATCTCTACAAGATCATCAAAATTTTTCTTTTGTATACCCAAAACCCCTAATTGATCAGTAAGTGTTTTTTTGTCATTAGCAAAAAACTGAAAAGGATTTTCATCAGTGCTAACTACTTCTATCATTTTGTTTACACCAGCCATAATTTCATCATCTATAACAGGAATAGGGGATAAAATATCTGTGGCAACATTACCAGCTCTACCTTTAATTCTGTTTTCAAAAGATTTTCTTTTATCTTCTTCATCATCATCACCAGTTATTCCTTGTGATACAGCAGCTAATCCTTGAGTAACAGCCAATCCTAGTAAATTAAACACAGCAGTTTCTACACCTAAACCAGCTAAAGATCTATAAGCAGTTCGCTTATCTTCTTTTGTAGCTGTTTTGCTTGTTGCTATATTTATATCAGTATACATTCTTGTTTTTTGATTCGTAAGAAAGTTAGCAAATGGAAATAATGTTTTACGAGCAAACTGCTTAGCAAAACTTTTTCCCCTAAACAAATCTCCTTGCAAGGCTATATCAGAAACATTCTGTTGTCTTCCCACTTGTTGCTCTGCAAAAGCACCAGCTTGTTTATTTACCTTGTGATTGGACCAGTCAATATTAGAAGGATCTATTCCTTGTTTTTTTAAGTCATTCATATAGTAAGCCATCCAGGAAGCCTGTGCCGCAAACCTATCTGGATTTACTAGAAATTTTTGTAAGTATTCTTTTTGAACTTCCAATATAAGTTTTCCACCCCTCTTCCAACCGCCTTCAGCAGCTCGATCAATTTTTGAAGTAATACCATCTAAGTTTGTTATAGACTGTAGTCCCCTATTAGCAATTTCATATCCAGAATTTGCTAACCATTTTTGAGCCTCAGTATTTGATGTCATCAACTGAATTCCTTTACCGACAGATCCTAGATCAAACATTAGATTTGTAGCCGTGTTAAACAAAGGAACTAATTGTTTGGGTATTTGTGTAGGTCCACCTAAAACCCTAGATACTCCAATACCAGCTATACTATTCATTAGTTTTATAATCTCTTTTTCTGTTGCTTGCTCACTAACGCCTCTTTTTTCATTCACATAATTCTGAAACTTACTAAACAAAAGTCTTCTATTATCCGCATCAGGAATCAAAATTTTAAAAGCAGGATTCATATTTTTTGAAGTACCCATAAAGCCTTTCATTATTTGTATACTTTCAGCTGTTTCTAGATCTGTTAATGCATCTTTTAGGTTACTTATGTTTAAAGAATCAAAACCTAAATTAACAACCCTTCCACTAGGCAAGTTATTACTTGGTTGTTTAGCCATTAACACACCAGCTTCTTTGTCATAAAATCTCTGAGACGTTCCTTGAAATTGTGGGTCTCCAATTTCTTGATCAACAGAGCCACCTTGATCTTTTAATAAACTAAATGAGTCTGGCGTATAGTTTAAATCTTTACCTAAAACTCTATTGTATACATTTAGAGATACATTTTCTAACTCTGGTCTAACTTTTGACCACTCAGCTGTCATCCAATCTACAGCTTCTTTATTTATAGGGTCTACTTTATTGTCTAAATCACTTATTGTGTTTGAGTCAGCAAGTATTTTGTCGTAAACTTTCTGTATTACTTCTGCTTTTTTTGTTTCTCCCGTGTCATTTAAGCGTTTTATAGTTTTATTAATTAAGTTCTTTCTTCTTTCAAACTCATTTTTCTGCTGGTCTTTTGTTCCGTCCACAGTTCTTCTCATAAAAGCAAACATACCTCTCTCTGTATCGTTTTCAGCAGTATTAAAGTCTGTACCATTTGGCTGTGTTTTTGTAGTGCCTTTAACTGCATTCATTCTGCTAGTTGGCTTTATAAACTTATCTACATAAGCTTCTGCAATATCGTTAGATAATTTTTCAGCTTTCGCTACCCCATTTCTAAATCCATCAAAACCAGATAACTTATTAAAAATTCTAGCTGTAGATGTACCTTTAAACAGGTTCTCCATTATTCTAGGCGTGTTCCCTAAATACTTATACCAGGTGTTTGCAAATTTTTCAGAACCAAAAAGCTTTAATTTCCGTGCTGGCTTTAACTTTTTATTAGCTTCAATAACGTTCTTCATTCCTTCATTACGTTTAGTTGTAGCTACAATTCCACCAGTCCCTTGGTTTACAATAAAATTAACCATAGCATCTAAAGCTTCTAGCTTTTCTTTAGCGGTAGTCATCAAGTCAATATCAACTTCCATAAACTCTTTTATAACTTTCTGATCAGCCTTACTTATAACTAAAGGCTCACCGCTAATAGGATCAATTCTATTTTTTATTATATCATTAATAGCTCCCTTATATGCTTCAAATGCTCTTTTAACACCTTTAGTTATAACAGCGTCTTTGTCATTAGCCATTTTTTCATTAGCTACTGTAACGTCTTCATCGTTTGATTTTTCTAAAATAGACCTCATCTCATCAATAGTAAACTCACTAGAGTCAAGTCCTGTTAAATCACTAAATGCCTGTGCTTCTGCCTTTCTTATAAGATCAACCTCATTCTTTAATACCTTAGATGTATAATTGTCTAACGCTTTTATGTCTACAGTTCCAGCAAAAATTAAATTACCTTCTTTGTCAGTTTTGGTTTTAGTTAAACCATTAATAACTTTCTGTGCATTTTCTAAATACAAGTCTAAATCCTCAACTAAGTTAGGATCAATCTTATTAAATTGCTTTGCAGCTATAGAAACCTCAGCATCTAACGTATCACTTTTTAAAAGTCTTTTTATTTTTTTATTTAAGTTCTTAGCATTATCAAACTTCTCAGCATTAACAGCATCTATGTTTACTTTAGTTACATACTCAAGTACTTGATTTACTAATCTTGGATTATTAAGATTAACACCAGAAATCTTTTTAATTAAAGACTTTGCTTTTTTTGTTGATATAATTTTTGATTCTAATAAATCCTGGATAGCATCTGAAAGTTGTTTTCTTCTAGTTGTCTGATCTTTTTTAGACTCCCTGTACGCTTTATTCCAGTTCTTCCAGAACTTTTTTCTGTTTACATTCTCGCCCTCTTGTTTTGTTTTATCTGAAGAGGTTTTCTTTTTACCTAATATTTTATCTGGCGAAGGACCTTTTTTCTTTCCAAATACACCAGGCTCAGAAGCTTCCTTCTGTAGTACATCTTTACTTTTCTTTTGAGTCTCACTAATAGGCTCTCTGTTAGGGTCAATGTTATTTACAGTTTTAATGTTTGTTGGTGTTGGTTTTAAACCTGTTAACTGTTCAAACTTAGCCTCCAAATCTTTTTCAACCTGAGAAGTACCCGTTTCAATATCTAATTTACCAGTAGGGTTAGCAGTTATAAAATCTATAACATCCTGTATATATTGACTTTCGTTTTCAGAAGTATATCCATCCAGCTCTTGAACTCTTGCATCTAAATCAGATGCTGGGTTTTGCCCAAATTTATTTTTGTTTTTAAACCAGAACCTTTTCATTGCTGAAGTAATGTTATTTCTGTCACCATACTTAACATAGTCTGCTTCAGTAATTTTCCCTATCTTTCCTTTTATATCTAAAGGGTCGACTAATCTTTCCTTCTCTTCTTTTGTTTTAGACTTTCTCTTTTTTCTTTCAGCATCAAGTGTTTCAGCAACCTCTTTTATATTGTTAGATCTGTCGGCAACAGCTTCAGAATACTGCTCTTCAGTTAAATTGGTATCACCTTCTAAGTCTAATTTATTTCCAGCATTAACATCAATAACATTTTCTAATATCATTTTGTTAGCCTTAGCCTGACTAGATCTATTCACTGGCTTATCTGTATTTTCTTTTACAGCCACTGGATTAGCAGTACCATCTGCGTTCATTTGTACCTGAATCTTTGTTCCAGGAACTACAAACTTTCGAGACTCTTGATCTATCTTTTCGTCTCTTTTTTTATTTAACTCATCAGATTTTACTTGTTGTTCTGGAGTTAGCGTTTTCTCATCAGTGACGGTAGTTTGACGTGTGTCTCCTTTTCCCACTCCTTGCAGTTCCACTTTATCGGTTTCCCCTGTTTCTTTGCTTCCGCCATCATCTGATAGCACTTGCTCCTCTGTTTTTGACTCTTGAATGGCATCTTGTTTTTCTTTTATTAGTTTATTTTGTTCTTTTAAAATGTTTTCTTCAGACTCTATAATGGCAGGCAGGTTTGCTTTTAACCTTACCTCATTCTCAGCCTTCAAAGAAGCCAAAGCATCATCTTTAGTTACATTAACATCTGTAGTTGTTTCTCCTCCAGAAGCTTCTATAGCTTGAGCAGTATCTTCTGCTTTTAAAATCTCTATTTGCTTGTCAACATCTTCAATCTTTTTATCTATATCTTCTTTTAATGGACCTTCTAAATTGCTTCGCTGATCCATTAATTTTCTTCTTTGATTCAAAAGAGCGGCAGCTTCTTCTTGATTACCACTCATAACAACCGAACCTTGTGTTTGGTTTAAAGCAGTTTGCATACTGTATATTTCCTGGTAAACTGACTTAGCATCAGCTACAGACATTTGACCAGAGTTAACCAAGTTCGCAATATCCTTTTCTATATTACTACTTAATGATGCAGCTCTTATTAAGTCTTTTCTTTTATTGTTAGATAAAAGTCTTTTAGATCCTACACCAGTTGTAGCAAGAACAGTTAGTATAGCTGTCTCAACAATATCCCTGCTTGATGTAGATTCATTTAAAATTTGTTTACCTACAGAATCATTAGCTAATCCATTTAAGATATTACCTGTAAAAAGCACTGGTAACTCTTCTATAAAAAGTTCTTTACCGTTTTCTTTAACTAAGTCTTTTACTTTATCCTGAAACACTTTACTGCTAACAACTGTTTTAGGTTTTAAAGCTAAGTCTTTTAGTATTTTTGGAAAGCTCTTTGTAGCTTCAAGTAGTTTTGTGTTTCCACCTGCTAATCCTGAAAATATTCCATCTAAGCTAGCTCTACCATTACCATACATTATAGCTCTAGACATAGCCTCTTCTTCAGGAACACCAGCCTCCATAAGTTGACTCTTAATATCATTAACTTCTCCAGCAACAGTAGACATATATGAAACAGAACCCATACCTATACCGCCAGGAACAGTGGTTTTTAAACCAGCTTTTTTAACTCCTTTTTGAATAGCTTTGGTTGCCCATTTTCCACCTTTTATTAGCCCCACTAAATTAACTAAAGTACCTACTGTACCTTGAGTAATTGATCCAGCTGACCATTCATACTCGTAGTTGGGAACTTTTTTTGCTAATTCATTTACTTCTTTAACCTCGTCATTAGTTAAGATACCACCCATAGATACCATTGTATTTATATCTACAATATCTCCTTCTGGGGTAACACCCACCTGTAAAGGTTTTCCTTTCCAGTTAATAGTAACAGGCTTTAATTTTTCTACAGTTCTTCTCTCAATAGTAGAGGTATCTAATGCACCATCAACAGTTCCTACTTCATTAGAAAGCATAGAGTCTAAGCTTTCATTTAAAGCTCTCAAGCCCTGCATTTCAAAACCAGCTAAATTACCTCCTTGTTCTACCCAAGATGGTATAACTGAGAAAATACCACCAATAAATCTCATTGCAGAGTCTGCTGCGGGTAACAAAACTGCATTTCCAAACCCTCCAGAAACATCTCCGTTTCTCTGGTCTATTATGTATTGCTCTCTTCTGTTTTTCTTAGCATCTTCAGATCCTTCAAGAGCAGGAAATAAGTTTATAATATTATACTGTCTTGATATGTTTTTAATCTGTTGAGCCTTTAATTTAGACTGAGCGTTTAGTAACTGTCTTCTTGTTTCTTGGTTAGTTTCAAACAATAATTTATTCTCAATAACAGATAAGTCATTTTCTATTTCATCACCCATACTATTAACGTATGCAGATAATTTCTTAAAATTTCTTTTGTCGTTTAGGTAGTCATTGTCAGAATCTGAGTTTATTAGATCTTGTACTTGTTGGTATACAAAACCATCTTCCTTTGTGTTTTCTGCTTCCCAAGCCTGATAATCAGAAACATCTATATCCATTTTAGATAGCAGTTCTGGATTTACAGTTTTAGCTTCTTCTATTTCATTGTACTCTTCTGGAGACATTATAAGTTTTTGAAACCAGTTTAAATTCTCATCTTTAACTTTTGGAGTAGTTCCAATAATACCTTTTGGTATTGTTCTATTACCAATTATTTTACCGTCTTCAGTAAAAGATAAGTTAGTGTTGTTTTTAGATTTTTGGAATTTTTTTAATAAGTCAACTCTGTTAGCTGATACTATTTTTTCTGTATCCTCAACGCCTTCAACAAGTTTAGAAAAATCTGTAGGCGCATTTTTTTTATTATAAAGCTCTTGAGCGGCAATAACAATAGGATCTTTTTCTGTGTTAAGACCTTCAATTTCTAAAGGTTTAAACTTTTCATCCACACTGATACCATAAGGATTATCAGCCGCAGCTTTGTTTAGCTTTTCAGCTTTCTCCAGCCTCTCAATCTCTTCGTAAAAAGTTTGTTGTTCTTGAGAAGATAGTTGTGAGAAGGGAACTTCTCCAACCATAATAGAATTTAATTCTGTGTTATTATTTAGTAGACCTCCAGATTCCAATAAGGTATCTGGTGTTTCTTGAATTGGTGTAGTGCCAACCATATTTGCCTCTTCCCCAGTGGAAACGACAGACGGGTCTTTTTTTTTTAATGTACCGTCATCAACTAAAGACTGTGAACGGTTTCCATATTTTTTAACAACATCTGCTCCTTTTATTTCACTACCATTAGGACTAATATAAAATGCCTCAACATCAAAATCAATTTTAACTTCTTCTTTTTTATCAGCAGTTTTATCTGTTTGTTTAAAAGTTCCGCTATCTAACAAACTTTGAAATCTATCTCCATATTTAGATTTAGCTTCACTCTCCGTAATTACAGACCCATTAGGGGTTTCAAATAATAATTCGTCTTCCATTATTGTATGTTATTATTATTTTTTTATTGGCACTCCAAGTTCATCTACCTCAACTCCTTGTGCATCTACAAATACTTCATTTCCTCCTACAGTTGTTTTCTTTCTAGTTCCTGCTGCTCTTCCAGCTAAAAATTTACTTATTCCGTCTGCTAAAATCTTTTGAATTTGCCCGTCTAATTCAGTATTATCTACAGCTACAGAAACTCTATCCGTTTCTTCTCCGTTAGGACCTACAAAGTAGAACTCAGCAGTTGCGGCATCATATTTTACTTCAACACCAGCGCCTTGATTACCTTCTTGTTCTGCTTTTAAACTATCAAACGTACCTTGTATTGATCCTTGTAATCCTTGTAGTTGTACGGTTTCGTTTTTAACACCATCTTCTGTCCAATTGTCTTTAATGTTTTGATAAGCTTTAGATCCTGTTATTGTGTCAATTGCAGATTTATCTCCTATTTTAGTATTAACAGAAATGTCATCTATTCCTGCAACATCTACATTTTCTGTAGTCTTAACAGACATATTTCTATCTCCTTCAGAATTAAAAGTACCTGTTGGTGAATACTTATTAGCTTTAATTGAGCTATAGTTTTTTCTAGCTTCTGAAACAGAACTGTTGTCATCACGTCCTTTAAACAGTTCGTACATTTTATCTTCGTACTCTGCTTTAGATATAGGAATATATTTAGGTTCTTTACCACCTTCTTTGTATTTAGGATTAGGAGTTTGTAATGTAACTTCAAATGATTTAAATACTCCATCCCCTTTATCTACTTGATATGTTTGAGAAACTACAGTATCTCCATCTTTCTCAGATATGGTTTCATTAAACTTAAAGTTACTACTAATCATAAGGTTCTCTACTGCATTTTTAACATCATCAGACTTACCATCATAACTTCTAGTGATTTGCTTAAACAGATCCACGCCTTTATTTTTTCTATCTTGAGATTTTACTTTACTAGCTCTATTAGGATCATATTGCGCCACAGCTACACCATTAACTACCTTAACACCTAACTGTCCGTCAATAGTAGCTCTTACAATTCCTGATGCTGCTTCTTTATGTTTATCTGTTGTCTGAACAACAATACCATCTCCCTCTATTTTTGACCCTATATATTTAGGAGCTTCAACATCAGCATAAAGTGGTTTTCCATTAGAATCATATCCAGTTAAAACACTAACTAATATAGTTTTATTCATATCAATTTTTACTCCGTCAACTATTCCGCTTGCGGTTTGATTAGGATCTAATTGATAAAATTCACCACCATAATTATCGGTCAAGGCGCTTGAAACCGCTCTGTTATTAGGTAATGTTTTTTTTATAAAAGTATCTTGGTATCTAGTAAAACTAGGATTACGTCTAATATTATCCTCTCTGCTACTTCCCTTTATATATCCTGGATGGTTTGTAGAAACTTGATAAGAAGCTATAACGTCCTTACCAAAGGCTTTTTCTACAGAACTAATTACGTCTGTTTTCTGCCATCTTGAATTTTGTTTATTCAACAAAGCCATTACACTTGTTCCACTGATATTTTTATTTATCACTGGATTATCATTTTCATCTAGTACTCTTTTCTGAACACCTGTATCTTTATCAAACACCGTTTCATAAACCTCAACAACACCCATACCATCTTCACCAGATCTTACTCTAGTGTTGTTTAAGTCTCCTATAATACTTTGGTATCTTTGAAAGGCAGCCTCTCCTGCTCCAGCAACTGGTGGAATAAAAACTCCTTCGGAATTAGTATAGCCTTCTGCTCTTCTTATTGTTTCTTCTAATTCTGCTGCTGCTGCATCAGCTCTACCCTTTACAGCTTGCCAAGTTTGTTTTTGATTATTTTTAAATATATTGTAATCTCTTACAGCAAATTGCCCTCCTAAACCAGAGGTTACTATTTCTTGTTTATCGTAAGAGTCTTGTATAAATCCATCTAATTGACTAAGAGTCCAGTTAGCTATTGTAGTACTAGTTGGTATATCACCTAACTTAATATCTTTTCCTGAAGAACTTTTATCTTTTGTAGCTCCAGCTGCTTCTGCTTCTGCTCTTAAAGATCTGAGGTCTCTTATATCTGAAGCGCTTTCTTCTTTAAACTTTTGACGAGTTTCTCTTTTAGCTTGTACGTCAGCATCAATACCACTAAAAAGTCCTTGAAGACCTGTAGCTAAATCTTGACTCGGTACTCCTTTATTGCTTAATAAACCTTTCTCTAGTTTTAATTTTGCAATATCTAATCTATCCGCCATATTATTTTTTTAGTTTAGCAATAAGTTCTTCTATCGACATACCTAGACTTTTAGCCAATTCAGCTAATTGAGATTCATTAAAATCTTTACCATCTCCAATACCAGTGAAATTAGATACGGCACCTACTATATTTTTACCTACACCTCCTAAAGCACTCAAAACTTTTTCAAACCCAGTTTTTGGATCTGTTCCATTGTCTTGGGATCTAAGCTGACCATCTTTAATTATTGTTTTATCTTTAGCATCGTCTTTCGTAAGCTGCTTAGTAGCGTCTCCTTTTTTTGATTTAAAAACAGGAGTTAAAGCACTAAAAGCTTGTACACCTGCACCAACTAAATCTTGTGTTCCTGATAATGATAGAGCATTTGCATTTGCTTCCATTGCATCTGCCTCAAGTGACTTCTCTATAGCTCTTGTGTCTTTCATTCCAGAGACTAATTCGCCTTTTCTGTTACCTTCTTTAGCGGTTTGTAAATCTAAATCCATTTGGATTTTAGCCATAGTGTCTCTCGCCTCTGTTCTCGCTGAGTCTTGTGTAGCTTTTATTTTACCTGCTGTAGCAGCTACCCCTCTTTGATCTCCTTCAGCGGCTGCTTCTAATATTGTAGATCCATCTAGCGTTTGTAATTCGTTAGCGGTGTCAAATATTTGCATAGGTACTTGAACAGCCTCTAATCTGTTTTGTTCTAAATCTGCAAGAGCTTGTCTTTCTAACTCTAAAGCTTCCTCCTCTAGTCTACCTGCTTCTCTACTCTGGCTTTTTGCAGCGTCAATAGCTGAAAAACCTTTGTAAGCCATTGACCCTACCGATAAAATCGCTGATGTTACTGCTGCCATATTATAATATTTTAATCATTTCTTTGTTATATTGACCAGCCTCCAAGTAACCTTCTTCTTTATATACTTTTATAAGACTGTCCGACTTAATTAATGCGTAAGCATATTTACATTTACTTTTCTTTAACACCATCGTTAAAGAGCTTATAAGCTTTTTAAGACCTTCTTTTCTTTTTACCTTATCTTTATAATTAAAGTTAGAGATAATCCAGTCACACCATCCTACTTTTGAGTTGGTTACATAAACAAAACCTGCGCAAACAGGAATTTCTCCATCATAAACCATATACCCACCCATTCCATTTTCTGGTAAAAAATCTTTAGGTGGAGCTTTCCATCTCCAATCTCCCCACCAATTTACTAAAATTTTATCGTAATCAGTTGAGCTTAATTTTTTTATTATAAATCCCATTTGAGCAAAGATACAAAATCTATGGATAACTTTTGAAGACCTGACTATTGACAGAAAATAATTCTGTTGCAGTAGTGTCAGAGTTTGTTAAAGTAAATTCTAAATAATACCCCAACATACCAAAAGACTCTGCTACTGGGTCTTTAAGATAAACAATGTTATCTCCAGCAGATGCGTTATTCACAGGATTTAAAACTGTAACAACCCTTCTGTCTTCCGATATTGATGTTACAGGACCTAACTCAACTAAAGCTCCAGAATCAATTTTATAAGCTGTTGCACCTATATTAAGTATGGAGTCAACAGAGAAATTAAATTCAATAGCTAAAGGAGGCGCAGCAACACTACCAGTTACATTTGCACAAGTACCAACACCTTGAGTTGATCTAAGGTTTAAGTTTTCTTGATTTTGATTATATCTTATAAAACTAAAATAAGAACCTTCCTTTAAAGAAAAATAACCACTTGCTATACTTCCTTCTTGTAAATCAGTTTGAAATGTAGCATCCCAGCTAGAATCAGATTCTAATTCTATAGTTTTAAAAACTTTTGTTTGAATTGGTTGTTCATTAAATACACTTGTTATAGACGAATCATATTGAACACCATAGTAGTTATTTCTAATAGGGTTTGTGTTATGTCTATACATATCACCACCTTTAAATGTGTAAAGGTATTGATTCATACCCATAATAAAATCAGGGTAATAGCTATAGAATGACGCCCATCCTTGTACGTCTTGACTATGTGTTAGTGTATAATTTGGCATATTTTTATTTTAAGGTATTGAACAAGAACTACAATTACTATAAGGTCCGTTTCCACTATTAGCTCCTTCGTCTATTTTAGAGTTTGGAGGAGTTGAAGATATACTTATTATTGTAGCACAAGCAACAGCTCCTGATGGAGATTGTCTTACCCAAACAACATCTCCAACACTATATCCATATTGTAAAACAATTAAGTTGTTGTTTAAATAACCATCTTGTTGATCTAAATAATAGTATACAGAACCACTGTTACAATCTTGAGCTTTCCAAGAGTTAGTTCCACCACAAGGTGAACAAGGATTTTGAGCTGCTAACACACTAGATGACATTTCTCTGTATGTATTTCCAGTTGGGTCTTTATAAAAACCATCAGCTGCAATTGTTCCTGAAGTATCTGAATATATACTACTAGTAGTTAATAAGGTAGTACCATAATCAACATAGTATGTACTACTTGATGGTAAATTACAACATACATCTACTGCGGAAACAGAACTAAAAGCCAATGTTCTAGATGTATAGCACGTAGCACAAGTCTGTAAAGAACCAAGAACACTACTACTAATTTGTCTAAATTGACTACCACCTGGCTCACTATAAAATCCATCTGGAGCAACGTTTGTTAAGTTTACATCCGTATAAATATTTGTAGTATTTGCGAAAGTAGATCCAGTAGGATAATAATATTGCGATGGTGTTTGTGTTAAACAGCATAAGTCACTTGAACTACTAGCTGCATAATCTAAAGAATCAAAAGTAAAACAATCAGAACATACACTAGAACTTAATAAAGCTCCAGAAACCTGTTGTCTGTATTGACCACCAGATTGATAATAACCATCAGCAGATTTTACTGTTAAGTTCACGTCATCATAAACCGCAGTTGCAGTTAGAAAACTTACAGAATCAATATATTTATTTACTAAACTCATATTATTTATTATTTATGGACAACATTCGTCATAACTAAAATTAAATGTAAAACTTTGACCTGAACCTCCTGAATAAACTAAATCAGTTACTACGCAAGGACTAGATAAATTATTACCCGTTGTAAGGTAATTTCTCATACCAATAGAACCATAGTTACCATTGTTATTGTTTTGAGTATTTCTAAGCTCTAAAGTATTTGCTCCACCTACTACAAAGTTAGGATCAAATCTGTATGTTACCATATTATTTAAAGGACATACAAAATCTGAACTTGTAATTGTTGCAGAAGTATTTGTAGTCGCAATAAATACAGAACCAACTTGAGAGTTAGCATTTAAGTCTAACGCCCCTATGTAATTATTATTCAAGTAAACATCAAAGTTATCGTCTTTAGCTGAATTACTATTACATACCTGAAACACTAAAGTTCTATCTGGACAAACTGGAGCGTCTGTACCACAATCACAACAAGACCCTTCAGAACTTGTAGCGTTGTAACAAAGTTCAATTGGCGTAGCTACTCTATAATCCCAAACCAAATATAAATAATCATCATTAGATGCGTTAGTATATGTAAAGCTTGATTGATAAGTATTACTACCCACATTGGTAATTGGTGTTGCAGTATTTAATAAAGGTATTAATGTATTTACATCAGCCTCGTCATAGTTTGTGTTTGAAACTAAATACTTTAACTTATCAGACAATGGGTCAAACGGAAATGTATCTCCGCTTAACTGTCTGTTTTGCATAGTAACTGTTGCTCCATCAGGTGGTATTGTACCAAATGAAGAAGGACCAGTTTGAGACTCAAACAAAGAAACACCATCCTCTTCTAAAATAACATTGTCACTTTGATAAGGGCTTATTGTAGTTCCATCAGACCACTTATATCTTACACTTGAAGTTAAAGTAGCGTCTCCTGAAGAATTTATTACTATTCTTTTTACTGTTAAATTTTCTGTTTGAGGACAACCTATTTGTAAAGAATAAGTTGCTGCTGTTGGTGTTACAGTAACTTGTGCAGTAGTTGGAAAAGACTGACCTTTATTCCAGGTTACAGTTCCAGAGCCGCTAATTGTTTGATTAACAACACTAACACCATTATAATTTACAAGAAGTGTTGCGCTTCCAGAATCAAAATTATAAACACAAGCAATATCACCTATTGTTGAAGTACAATCTAAATTAAAAGTTATAGCCTCGCTTGAATTGTTTTGTCTAAGTTCATAACCACAATCTCTTTCTACAGGAGGAGAAGGTACTGGATCAGTATTGTTTGTTAAAACAAACTCATTCATATAAGGGTCATAACCACCTAGCTTTTGTGTATTAAAGTTTTCTGTAAACAAATCTCTAAACCAGCTACGCATACCTAAAGAAGATATTACCTGAAGCTTATCTGACTTTGCGCCTACACCACCCCTAATGTTTATTACAGAGCTTCTTTTTGCATCTGTAAAATACACGTCATAACCATAAGATGTAAAACTCTCAGGATTATTACTTATACCATACTCTTCTATTCTAGCTAACTGAGTTCCTAAAACCTCTGGAACAGATGTTATAGCTCCTCCAGCAGCAGCATCAGAAAGTAAATTTTTTCCTACAAGTACGTAAGATATTTTATCTTCCTGTAAAGTAAGTATATCAGTTTGTCTTGAATGTAATTTTCTAATAGGACCATAAGAACTTTCTAATGTTTTAAAATTAGATAACCCTAAATTAAATTCATTAAGCTTATTTATATTAGACTCTTTGTTATAGTTTCCACTATATGTTATATCACTAAAACGTAAAGTTTCTTTGTACTGTTCTTCAGATACTGAAGTAACTTTTTCTCCAATAGTAAAACTAGGAGTTGCTAGTGCATCTAAAACCCTATTTGATTCTACTCCATTCCCAAAAGTAAAGCAATTGCTAAAAGTTAAATTTACTACAGCAGGCAAGCTTACTGTTTGATCTTGATCAGTGTCATTAGTTCCTGATTGATGATACCCTCCAGATATATTAAATACTTGTTCGTTTTCATAATAAAGCTCTGTATTCGCATCTTTTGCTTCAGTCTCAAAAACCATAAGAGTAGTTGCTCTTTGAACTACAATCTCTATGTTTCCATAAGAATTTCTTTTATCAGGTGGATTACATTGAGGTGTTCCGTTCTGTCCAACTAAATACATTTTACCATTAGAAGCGTCTGTCTGAAAAGAGTAATAAGACTGACCGCCACCTGCTAAAGAAGTAAAGTAAGGGTATAAAGTACTAGGTTGGTTTATATTATTTATAGTACTATCAGATCCAGCTGATTGACCATTTGTTAAGTCAATATTATCTCCTTCAACAAAAGCATACATACTATCATAGTCTTGACTAGCTGTAAAGGTTTTATCATATAAGTACTGTCTGCTACCACACTTGCTACCTCTTTTATATCTTTGCTCTCTTAATTTTATTTGAACAATACTACCCGCTGGTATAGTGTATGGAATAAATTCATCTGTAGGTCCTGTTGTGTCTGGATTAGGAATAGAAACATCATATCTAACAGCACAATAAGAACCTTTACATCCTTTTTCTCCATAGTTTATAAAAGCATTTTCTGGTGAAGCAGCAGAAAAATTACTTGGTCTAAGTTGCATATAGACTCCTGTTGGCTGACCACAAGTGTCATCAACTAAAGTACCATCACTATTTCTATCACACAACCAATTTTCTACTTGACTACCATAGTCAAGAACTTTTGTACTAACACACCTTAAAACAGGTCCATTAGTATCAGACTTAACTTTTAAGTTTTCATTTAAAACTACTTTAGTTTTATTATCACCCTCTAATTTAAACCATACATTCCCCGTTTCTTCTTCCTGAAAAAATATGTTTGAGTACACTGTTCTGTATTCATCCTTAGATGGTTTTAAAACAAACTTGTATTTAGTAGCCCAATAAGGAGGGTAACTATTTAAAGTAACTTTTATTGTATTTTTTGTAATAGAATTATCGCAAGGAACATATATTGTATTATTTGTATCGACTAAAGCTGTACTTGCTCTTCCATAATCATCCTCGTATACAATACCTACCTCATAATCCCTGTCACTATGTAAGCTACTTTTAGATGAACTTAAACTATATAAAAATTCTGATTGAAGAACAGTAAAATATTCATATGCAAATATTCCTAAAGGAACAGCAGGAGATACACTTACATCATATTTTTCATATTTAATAGCTTGAGCTGTTAAAGAGAATGTGTTGCTACCTGGTGTAGAACCTATTGACATACCTTGGTTTGTTCCCGATAAACCAAAACCTACTTTATACCAGCTTGTTTTTGGCACTACCGAACAGTTAATTAAATCTGTAATAGATGTTCCACTTGTACATCCTGTTGTACAAAATGGAGGAAAACAAGTTGAGTCTGAGGGTGCTACAAATTCAGATATTGCAGCAACAAAACCTGGTGAAGTTACTAGGTCGTGTGCATTTGCAAAGTCTTCTTGTAAGTTGTATAAAAATGTGTTCTCAAACTCATTTAAAGGCTCTGTTCCATCAACATATTCTGATGCGCCTGAAAATTGTGAATGACCTAAATTAAAGTCAATACCTATTTGAGCGCCTGCTTTTAAATCATATCCAGATATATCATAACTAGCAGTACCATTTATAATATTTACTGAACCATTTATAGAATAGTTGAAGTCACTATTTACTGATGATGTTTGATCAGATGATAAGTTTTCCGTAATTAAATCTAATTCATAATCTAAGTAAACATCTTGACCATCAGAATTAGTTATGTCATATCCATCAACATAGTTTCCATACATCAGCCTGTTACCCATTAATGTTTGTGCTTGAGCTATTCTTGGAACATTATCAAACAATCTAATCATTTGAGCTTCAGGAAGTACTGTATATATTTTTTGATTTGTAAATTGAAAAGTTTGTTCTACATTATCTAACCATCCTTGATCAAGCTTATTAAATCTTTCTATTACATTTACTGTTGTAAAGTTTGTTGATTTAAATAATAAATCTATTCCTTTAACATTTTTAGTCCCTGTATTAAATTTAACAATAACACTATTATATACATTTTCCATACCTATATTGTCATAGGTAGAATAATTTAATTGAAAAGGACCAGGTGAAAATGATATAGGTGAAAATGGAGACATAGCCGAATACTCATTATCTTCATATTGGTATCGGTATGCAAAAGAAATCATAATTTCTTTCATATAATTTTCTCCACCACCTTGTTGAGTTGGTGTTAATGTAGGCGCAAATAATGGAGGCGCAACAATAACTCCTATATCTTGTTCTGTAATTTGATCAACGTCACTTATAGGATATTGATATGTTCTGCTAACATTTATTTTTCTAGGAGGATTTAAATTGTCTGTAAAAAACAATAAACCATCTATAAGATTAACTCCTGTTATTAATTTTTTGTCATTAAAATTTAAAACACTAGTAGATATTACGTGATAAAAAAGAGAATCATTTTTTGTGTCGTAAGAAACAATCATATCTACAACTCCAGTACTAGAATTTGTATTAGCTGGATCATTTACAAACCAATACATAGTTTCATTACCTCCATCTTCATAAGCGCCTATACACTTTGCTTCATTACTTAGCGCCTGACCTTCATAAGTTAAAGTCGTCAACCTAGTATTTCCTAAAGAGTTTTCTACAGCGCCTATTTCTGTGTTTTCTGTAGAACCAAGTCTACAATTTTGAGCATCAATATATTCACCTTGAGGAACTAATCGTTCATCAACGCTTTTATTCATTCTCCCTTTTATAAAATTTCTTGTAAACTGTGGCATATTATTTCAACCATTTATCTTGACCTCTTAGATTCATCAACAATCTTCCTGGATGTATGTTACTTAATCGTATTTTTGCATTTCTTAATAAAGCTGACTTTTCTTTCTTAGCTCTATTTATAATATACTCTTGCACCCCGTATTTGCTCGTTAATATAGCATATTTTATGTATGCGTAAATAAAATCTTCAAATAGTTTGTTTAAATTTATTTCAGAATCTACTCCATTCTCCATACCATCTGAAACATATTCTAAAATAACTAGCTTATCTGCTGCTCCAGAACTAAAGTTTATAACACCTGAAGCCTTGTTAATTTTAAATGTAGGGTTTGAGTTAGCTGTCTCTGTGTTAAGACCATAACGTTGACCAACGCTATAATCAAAATACCAAGACCCATCTATATTGTAACCCATATTGCCATCTTGACTGCTGTTAGCATTTAAGTAAAGACTTTTCTTTCCACCAGATATTCTGTCCATATCTATAGTAGAGTTTTCTGGTTTTAATATATTTCCATATTCATCAAACAATATCTTACAGTCATTTGCCTGCAAGTAAGCATTACTCCAGTTAGTTTGAATATTTTCTGTTAATGGCATAAGAACACCATTTTGATATATTGATACCCTAACCCAATTTACATAATCAGGTGGAAGTACATATCTTAATTGATCACAAACACTTAGTTCTAAAACTTTTATTTCTTTCATAGCATCGTAATTCAATTCTTGAATACCTCGCTTTGCGTGAAATAAAATATTATATTTTTCTACATTGTTTATTAGCTTGTCATTACCAACATACATTAGCATAAAATTATTTACTATATCGTCTAATGATACAAATTGGTATGACCCCCAGTTTGAATTCGTAGGATTAACTCCTCCGTTTTCATAATATTGATAGTCTGTTATATATGCCATTTCTTATGATTGTTGTTGATTATCTTCTTGTTCTTGAATATTTCCAAAAGTAGCTATATCATTTTCTCTTATTGATACACCTGCATATTGCAATATCTTATTTACTAAATTAGGTTCATCAGAATCAGGAAGTTCAAAGTCTTGATAATCTGCCGCACCTTCATCAAAAACAGGCTCTCCACCTGTTAGTGTACTATATGTCCAGTTAGGATCTAACGGGTATCTTATATATTGTGATAAAACTTTACCAGCTCCAGTTATACTTTCAGGATATACAGTTATAGTATTCCCAATAGCCGTACTAGTACCACCTCCTAAAACATAAGCAGGATATGAAACGCTTGGCGATGTTAAACTAGAAGAGTTTAAATAAAATATTTTATTTTGAGAAACTCTTTCTATTTCTCTTATGCCTGCTGTTGTCACAATCGTATATGAATTACCTATTGTACTTGCAGTACCAAATGGATTACCAGATAATGTTAATTGAGTCTCTGAATCCACACTAACTACATATGCACCAAATCCAGCGTATATACTATTTGCTGAAGTGTTTGATATAAATTGTCCAGGAACAACAGTTCCTGTTGTTATAAACGTTGCATTAGCATCAGTAAGCGTATTTAGTCCAGCTGCTGTGCTAGTAGATGAAAATATAACGTTAGGATAATGGTTTATTTTATTTATTAAGTAATAGTTTTCAGGAAGATTATATAAGTTTATACCATTATTAATCAACCCTCTTGTCTCAGAAAAACTATCAATAACCTCTACTAATCCTTTTAGTATATCTGCATATTCACTACCAGAAACTCTGGCGTTTTGCTTTATAATCCAACTATTATATTGATAAAAATAGTCTTCAAAAATATCTAATTGAGCTTGCTTTGCATATAAATTAAAATCACTAGGAGTTATATATCCGTAATTGTTTTTATTCGCAATCGACAATACTGTTGCTCTTACTGTGTTAATCATTTCAAATTGTTATTTAAACAAAGATACGAAAAAAAAAAGAGGCTTCATTTTAGTGAAACCTCTATAACATTTAAACAATTAATTGCATTATTATGCAATACTTATTCGTCTAGTTTTTTTAATCTATTACTTAATAAAGTGAATACTGCCTGCCCTTCATCACTTTGAAAGAACGATGCCAATATAAATAAAGGATCTTCTCCATAAGGAACAGTTAGTAGTTTTTTCTTGTTTTGTTTTAAATTATAATAAACATCTTTTTCATTTTTCATTATAATTAAATTGTTAGACAAAAATTGAGAACATTTATTTTGTAAAATTAATAAAGGATCATTAAGAGATTCTAAAAAATCTTGAGGGTATCTTTTTGCAAATAACCTTATATCTCTTTTTAATTCTGCCGAACTAAGCTTGTCCACATTTAATCCAATCACAACCCTACCAATGGTTTCCATAAGCTCTAAGCTTAATCCTTTAGCAGATACTTGAGCTTCAAGCTCCATATCTAAGGTGTCAACATCAGCAGTAGCATCAACCTCTTTGTCTACCTCCATAAATAAATGTCCGTTAGATGGGTGTAATGATAAGAACTGTTGTAATACTGGATTTGTTTTAGGAACAAATAAAAACCCATCTTCAAATACGATAGGTTCTAGGATGGCGTTACCATCTTGTTCATCCTCGAAAGGACTCTTTTGATTTCTTGCATAACGAAGCGCTCTGTTTACTCCTTTGTCTTCGTCAAAATACATTAAAGGTGATCGTCTGCTATTTCTAGCTGGTATCATTAAACTTAAAGGAGCAACATCTCCTTTTAATTTGTAAGTTTTATTAACTAAAACTATTTTTTTTGTGTTTTTCATTTGATTTAAATTAAAATTTATAAAAGTAATAATTACCCCCGTCTTTATAACGAGGGTAAAAATTACAAATTGTTATTCTTATTGCTTGAATAAGAAGAAGTTATTAGCACCTAAAGTACATAAAGCTCTTTCTGATAAGAAGTTTACTTCCATTGCATCTAAGCTAGAAGTAGCTGCTCCACCAGCAGAACCTGTAATCCAAGTTTTATAACGTCTGTCTTCAGTTTCTGAAGCTCTGTATCGAACGTGTAAGAATGGTCTCTTAGCGTTTTTACCAAGTACTTGGTCATAAACTGTAGTTGAACCAGCTGGTACTAAAATACCATTGATTTTTCCACCTTGTAGTCCACCTCTCATTGTTGGGTCATTTAAGTATTTCCAGTCAGACTTGTAAAAGTCGTATCCTCTACGGAATCCTGTAAATCCTAAGTTCAATGCCATATCTTTGTCATTGTCAAATAATCCGTAAGACGTACCATTTGCTCCATAAGAATTCTGAGAAGCTAACATATCATCAATATCAAATCCAAACTCTCTGTTTAAGAAAATAACATTTTCTTCAATAGATCCTTGTTTGTCTAATCTTTGGATAATAGAATCGAATTCAGCTAATGTACTTGGGTTTCCACCTGACCATACATTACCTCTATTGTTTACTACATAGAATAAACCTTCAGATCCTTTGTTACCAACTCCTGAAGCTACACCTGCTGCGATTGCTGCAACACCACTTCCTGCGATTGCTGGAACTGCTTCTACCATAGCTGTCTCTAAATAGTCTTCGAATCTTAATCTTGTTTCGTGTTCAGACTTTAAGTACCATAAGAAACCAGTTGCACCGTTTTCTGTAGTTACCTCAATCCATCCAATTTGAGCCATATCAGATCCTGATACTGCGTATTTATCTTTTATGATAATTGGTGAATTGCTGTAAATATCATCATCAGCTTCTAATTGACCTTGCATTCCGCTTGTTCCTTTTTGGAACTCAGAACCATATACAAATAAAGAAGTAACAACATCTGCTGCTACTGCTTGACCAGCTGCTTCATAATAAGCTACAGTGATTTGAGCGTTAGCCATATCTACCGCAGTAATTAATGCTTTGTTAGTTAAAACTGAAGCATTTGTGTTATCAGAGATCATAATTGTTTGACCTACTCTTAAAGCGATTGATCCGCTACCTGGTACTAATACGTCACCAACAGTTAATACTGCTGTGTCCGATCCCGCAGCTGCTGCTGAAGTTACGTCTACATATTTAGTGTGTAATCTTCCTTGCTCTGCCCATTTGATAAGGTCTGAGTTAGAAGGCATTTCAGCACCTACCATTCTTAAGAATGATGCTACTGTTCTGTTTCCATATCTTTCAAATTCTTTTTCGTAAGTATCTGGTAAATATTGATTTAAGAAATCAAAATTAGTGATATAGTTTGTTTGTAATACTACTTGTTCTGCACTAGGCTGTAGTGCGAAAGTAGGATTTGCTGCAATTTGTCCTGCCATTTTAAAATTTTTTAATTGTTAATTATTTTTGTTTTTACTCCTTATTCGCAAACCTCTTCCTGAATCTGTACTAACCGCTCTTGCTTGAAACCCTTTCTGTGGAGACGATTGAGGTGTTTGCCTCAAACTCATATTAATGTTTTTACTTTTCTTCGAAACATCTCCTATGGCGTCTGCCTTTCCTTGCTCATAAAAATACTGAGCTAGTTTATCTGGGTTCATTGCTGCGTTTAATGCTTTGTGCCAACCTTGTGCATCATTAACTAAACCATCTTCGCCTATGTACTGATTTATAAAACTCTGTACATTGACTTGTTTTGATTTAATCTCATTTGCATCACCAGACGAATAAATTACATTTTTATCTCCAACTTTGAACTCAAAACCTTTGAACTCGGAGTTAAAAACCTCATCTGTTTTTTTCTGAAAGTACTCAGACTTTCTTTTGTTGGACTCTACTTCAGTTTGAGCCTTTTGAACATATTCCTTGTAAGCATTGATTTCTTTAAGTTGTTCTTCCGAATACGAACCCCCACTTGACTCAAGAGGAGTTTTATATGTTTCCGATAGCTTACTTAAATATTTCTTAGCTATTGCAAGTTCTCTTTTTTTAGATATATTTTTTTTCTTTATATCTCTATCATCATCCACCTCTTCATCATATCCAAACTTATCTTCCATAAGATATTCAATATCTTCAGAATCTAAATCTGATTCAGTTAAAGAATAATACTCTTTTAGTATCTGGTCATCTTCTAAATTATCATAGTTTTTATTAGCTTTGATAAAATCTTCAAACCCTCTACCTGTTTCTTTTTTAAAGTCTAAATACTTAGAAACCTCATCAGGCAATGGATTGTTTTTTTCTTGTTCAGAAAACAATTCATCTACTGAAGAAATATCTTTATTATATCTTTCTTTAATATAAGAAAGTACATCCTCATCTTTTATTTCTGGTAAATCAGTAACATCTTGATCTACTTTAGTTTCTTCTACTATTGTTTCTTCTACAGTGTCACTTGTTTCTGAAACATTTTGATTGACATCAGATACTTTTAAACTTTCTTCGTGCTTATCTAAAAGATTCTGTTCAACTTCTTGTGTTGATTTCTCTTCTATTGGAGAAACCTCTTTTACTTGTTTGAATTCCATTTGATTTTATTTTTGTAAAGTTAACATTTATTTAAATATATTATTTTAGGAATTATATGTTACCATATCTACGTTTATATGTCCATATAATTTTTTTACTTTTACCTAAAATACTTTTCTTTTCGACCCTAGTATTAAAATCATCACGAGCTTGATTTAATTGAGGACCACTTAATTTTTGCATAATATTATCACCTTGGTTCAAACTCCGCTAAATCAAAACCATCTAAGCTATCTTCCTTAGATTCGAAATTAACTGGAGCTAAATTATTTTTACGTTGTTGTATTAATTTTGATTGTTCAGTATTTGCTTGACTTATTCTTTCAGCCTTTGCAGTTTCTCTCTGATCTTCTCTTTTAGACATTGCTTCTACCTCAACTCCTTTAAGTTTCATTTGTAGATCAAACTCTAATTTCATTAACTCTGATTTTATAGAAGCCTCACCTTGCATTTTTTGTACTTGAAATTGCATATCGCTCTGCTGTAATTGAACCTTAGCTTGTGTTTCTGCTTGTAGTTTTTGCATAGCTGCTTGAGCTGCCATTTGCTGAGACTGTTGATTTATTTGAGCCTGCTGTTGAGCTGCCGCTGCTTTTGCTTTTTCCTCTGCTTCTTGTTTTCTTTTTCTTTTTAATTTAAGAACTTGATTTGCAACCTTTAAGTTTTTAATCTCTCTAATATCAATAGCATCCTCTAAATTTATAGAATCTCTTTGCAATGCCATTTGAATATTTTTTTCAAGCATTGCTTTTTCTTCTTCATCAGGAGTTACCTCAATAAAAATACCAAAGTCACTTAAATATAAATTTGTTATTTCATTTAATACAGAAACATTGTATTTACCAATTTGGTTTATAAACTCTTCTTTAAAGTCAGCATACTCTAAAACATCAGCTATTCTTGATGACAACGCAGTTGCTAAATTTTGAGTAATACTTAAACCTGCTTGTAATATATGTCTTGTAGCTGTATTACTATTTAATGCAGCCATTTTTTGTAATCCTACTAATGAATTTTCATTAGGTAAAGATCCGTCTCTAGCCTCGTTTAGTCCAGTTACATCTCTCATCATATTTAAGTAATGATTATATGTACCTATTAAACTTTGTATTTTAGACTGACCAGAACTAGCTGTTAATTGTTGAATTGGAACTTTAGCCTGATTATAATCTCCATCCTGAGTATAGCTTCTACCTATAACAGAACCAGTTTGAAAATACATTCTTAATGCATCCTCTGGATTATAAGCAGCTCCAGTACCAAGATCAACTTCATTTAATCCATCTGCATCTATAAAGACACCATCAGGTACAACCTTAGAAAGTACTTGTTGTAATTTTAAATGTGTAATCTGAATTAAATCAGCAAACGTAATCATACGTCTTACTAAAGATTCAACAACACCTTTATACATTCTAGGTGCGCAAGCTATAAACTCTGGATATACATTTTGACTAGCTGATTGTGGTCGTGCCATATTTTCTGCCATTTCCCACTTCAGCATAATGTTAGTACCCATAACCATAACTCCCTCATACCATACGTCAATAGTTTTAGAAACTTTTTTAAACTTACCCTCTTCCATCATTTCAACAGAAGGATTAAAATCATCTGTTTTTTCAATAACTTTTTCAGCACCTACATTATTAATTTTCTTTTTATAAGTAAATGTGTTTGTGGTTTTGTAATTAAAAAACAAAACTGTAGCGCTATCTTTACTGAATAAACTATTATTATAAAACTGAGATGTATTGTGATAATCGTACCAGCTTTGACTGTACTTAGAAATTTCTTCCATATCCTCTTTAGTAAGAGTTGGATCTATTTTCTTCAATTCAATTATTGGTAGTGTTTTTATTTCACCCCAATAGAAACAATCTTTAAAATGAGGATCTTCAGTATAGCTATAAACTAAATTAGCTGGATCTACATAATCTATTTTTATTCCATCACCAGGTAAAAAAGAATGTCTAGCTACAGATATACCTAAAACTGTTTGATCGTAATCTAAACGTCTTTTTATTTCTAAATATTTATTTTCTTCAAATACAGTATTTATAGCTTCTTCTTCTGCTATTTCTATTGATGGTTTATATTTCATCTGCATATGTAGAGCCAATTCCTCACTATCGTTAGGTAACTCATCTACATTACTAGAAAAAGCATTAATATCAAAATCTTTATTTACTTGTGTAATTAATTCTTTAGAAGCCATATCAGCAGCTATCATACGCTGATACTCATTTCTTCTGTCCATAGACATAGCGTCTTGTGCATACGCCTTTACTTGAAATATCCTATCTGACATTCCGTTAACAACAATATCTACAAACTTTGGAATTATAGGAACAGGAGTCCAGTCAAGATTTAAGTAACTTAAATCACCATCCACTGCTAATTCGTTTTTATATTTAGATACAGACTGTTCTCCTCTAGCATAAAGTCTTAACCTATGAAAGTCTCCCCATTGATTGTAAAACCTATTTGTATTTCCGTCTTTTCTAAACCACTCGTATTGTATGGCTTGCCCTATTTGTAATCCAAACTCTAGAGTCTTCTTTGTTGAATCAGAAACAAACTGACTTGGAAAACCCATAGGATTAATGTCTATTTTTACATCTTGCATTTACCTTATAATTTTGCTGTAACTTCCCTTATTGTCATATCTTGCAAAGTTAAACTTTATTTTTGACTCTTTTTTAACGGCTTGATACAAATGCTTTTGTATAGCCATTAATGCTAACCCAGAACTAATTGTTGCATCAAACTTAGTTCTATTATTAATATCAAACCTAGCCCAATCCTCTAAAGTACGACTAAAATACATATTTCCAATTAAATCAGGGTCTCTATAATCTCCACTAAAATCAATTCCTACATATTTTTCTATATAAGATTCTATAGCAGCAGCGTGAGACTGCTTAACATCTTCGCTTGAATTTGGTATACCTCCTAACTCTTTTTCAGTTTTAGACAATTTATTATATGCTTTATCAGGTCTATTTATACTATACCCTCTATAGCCTCTGTTTTTAAAATGATACAGCAATCTAGGTTTATTATTCTCAACTAAAATAGGCATACCATAAAACACACAAGCCATTAATACTTCTTCAAAAAATATCTCAGCAGTTTGAGGACGAGCTACATATTCTAAAAAAAACTCATTGCTAGGAGCATCATCCATATTAAATCTAGTAACTCCGTGAAGAGCGCCATTAGATCCTCCACCTCCAACAGTTCCTGATATATCATAACTATCACAACCAAATGCACCTATATGATCATTACCTGGAAACTTTCTGCCGTTCTTAATATAACTATTATTTTGCAATTGTTTTTTAGGTGTCCAAGAAATTAAAAACCTACCCCTATTATCTGGACTCCATAAAACTTCTCCATCTTTAATTCCATTCTTCCAACTAAAATTACCTCTAGTTAAAAATCTGTCTTTTATTAAAGAATCATTGTAATCTATTTGCTGATATATTTTTGTTAAATTAAACAAAGACTGCTTACTTTCATCTCTAAATGCGTGTGACTCTGTTCTTGGGAATTGTCTATAAAATTCATTTAATGCATCTGCATCATTTTTCAAAGAGTCTACCTCATTTTGCCAATAGGTAACAGCACCTTTAGTGATCATTTCTCCATCAATACCCAGCTTGGGTATTTTTGGGTTATCTAAAACTGGCATACCATAAATATCAATAAATCCCTCCATATTATACTCCATTGGGACGAAAAGGGAATATAACCCGCTTTTAGTTTGACCATTTGAGTTTCTTTGATTTGTAGAAGAATCGTTATATAATTTTTTAAAGTTGTTACCACCCTTGTCTAGTGCGTTAGATGTAGATCCCATCATACACTTTCCTATAATCTTACTACCTAATCGTAAACAAGTTTTAGTTACCCTCCAGTTATTTAAAATATTACTTGGTTTTTCCCATTTACCACTTTCATCGTGAACAAGTAGTTTTAGTTTTTCACCATCATAAGAGTTGTCTCCTGTGTTTTTCCAGTCAATAGTTGTATCTAATCCCTCTATCTGTTCTTGATCCTCTTCATACATATTTTTTTTAGTAATCTTTGAGGCTGGTACACGATAAGCTAATTCTGTTTTAGGCTTATCCATACCATCTTGTACTGGCTTAAAAAAGAAAGGGTAATTGTTAGATATAGGAACTACTTTATCAGTAAACATTTTTTTTGCATCAGCTCCTGTTTTAGATAAAATACCTATTCTAGAATCTTTAGATATTGTAGCTATATTAGCACATTCCTCACTACCCATATATGAAAATCCAGAACGTCTAATTTTTAAATAGCATATACCAAAGCTTCTTTTATCTGCTTTACAAGCTTCCCAATAAATATAAAAAATTCTATTTGCTTCCCTAAAATCTGGTAATCCAATATCAATCTTAGTCCACTGCAAATACATATAATGAGAACCAGTAATATATGTAGGCTTACCATTATTCATAAACCAAAAACCTTCATCTCTCTTGTCAAACTCTGACTCAATATATTCTACCCACTGATTTTTAAAATTAGGCGAGGTTTGATTCCATTGAAATATTGTTGGTATTTTTTTAAGTAAAGAAGGGACTTCAAATGACTCCCAATATTGTTCTGATTTAGTTTCAGATCTTTTGTGTATTTTTTTTGGTCTTTCAGGCAAGGCAATTGCTAAACCATTTATAGAAATAACATCTGATATTTTTCCAGTTTTAGATATTACAACAACATTATATTTTTCATTGTACCCGTACTCCCAGTTTTTAGCTTTGTTTTTATTTGTAACAATACTTTTTGGTATGTAGTTTGGTAACTTTACATATAAGCTATTTTGATCTTCTTTCTGCAAATCCTTGAGACGTATTATTATTTGGTTTACTCACTCCTTCTATTAAATTTTTTTCCTCCTCTATTCTAGTTAGTATTTCAAAAGCATCAAATATTGCTAACTTTTTTGTAGCTGCTGCATTTTTTAATTTATCAGCGGCTAATTCATCATCTTCTCCATATTTTATAATATGCTCTTCAGCAACCTTAATAAGTTGCATAACAGCTTTTTCACCAGCTTTTATTATTTGTAACTTTATTTCTTTAACATCCATATTATAAAACCATAGTTATATTGTTGGTAAACATTCTATATAGCTTTTCTTCTTCTACAATAAAAGGATATTCACTTTCAGGCTGAAAACAAATAGTATCACCCTCCTTTAATCCTTTTTCTAATAGCTCAGAATTTATATATTTTATAATACCAGTTAATGGTTCTTCAGTATTAGAACCTTTAATATAAGAATCTTTTTTTAATATTGGTTTTATCATTACATATTTAGAATGACATTTCCATTTATCATTATGCTTAAACATAAAAAACTGATCCTCTTCTATAAAAAACAAATCGTCTTTAAAAAAACTTTTACCGCTTTTTTGACGACCTTTTATATCATTATAAAATTTAAAAACATTATGGTGAACTAGTAAAATATCACCTGGAATAATTTCTCCTGTATAATTAATTGGAGTACTAATAACTTTTGCAAACCTATTGGAAACGGTATGATCTTCTTTGGATGAACTCATTATTAAGTTCACATCCCCTATCTTTTTTACATTATCATACCTTCTTCCATTGTAAGGTTTTACAATGAAATAAAAAGGTGACTTCATTAGAAATTTATATTATATTCGATTGAAATAGGAATATTAGAATTAAATTCTTTCCACAAAAAAACTTCATTAGATTTTTCAATCCAAATTTTGTAAGAATTAACGTTTACTTCTTTTTGAATTAAATGAATTTTATAATTTCCCCCAAGAACTTCCTGTCCAGCTATATAATGCATAGCACTAGACTTATAGTCTGCTCCTATAGAAATTTTTCTAATATCCATTTAATTAAAATGTAGAATCTAATTTTAATTTTCTGTAAGTAATATTTATGTAAAGAGTACCATCTCCAGTTGTAGCATTTCCACCTGATAAAGTTATAGGTGTGTCAGCAGCTAATATGCCACTAACAGGTTGTATTTTATACACTACATCTGATGTTGAATTTAATATCGATTGTGGTATTGTACCAGCAACATAAGATCCTATTTTTAAACTAGCATCCGAAGAAAAATCAAAAACAGTAGTGTTAAAATCCATAAATACAGAAACATTTGTAATGTCATATGTATATCCTTCACCAGGTGAGGCTATAATTGTATATGGAGTTGATAAAACTTGCAAGTTAGCTGGTGAAATTGCAACACTAACTTTTACTGTATCTACTCCTAAGTAAGATTGTAAGTTACTTATAGAACAGTTTTTTGTTGCATTGTCATTTTCAGCATCAGTCAATATAAAATAGTCAGCACCGTCTGGTGTTATTATTGGATATGATGATGTGTTGCTAATTCTTGCCATAAATATTGTTTTTATTCTATAACCTCTGCTGTTTCAGCTGGTTGATTTTCTTTTACTTCTCCAGTTGCTAAATCAATAACAGAATTAGCTCCATACTTTTCTGACAACTCTTTTTCAACAGACGAAAACTTTCCTCTTATTGTATCCAAGTCTTTCGTATATAAAACTTGTTGATAAACTGAATCAGCTAACTTGAGTTTTACTT